GCAGCAGTATCGCCGAGTGATCCCGCCGCAGTAGAGGCACAACAAGCTGTTGAAGGGCAGGCTATAGATGAGCAACTTGCATCAGTACAGCGCACCTTAGAGTCTGAAGAAGCTGCGGCGGTAGCTCAAGATCAAGTACAAGGTGAGATACTTGGTCCTCAAGGCGGAGCGCGCCGTGCCCCAGATAGGTTTACTGAGACAGCAGTCGAGCCTCAAGCCCGTACGATGGAGACAGACAAAGCCGCAGTTAACGCTATAAAAGATAACCCTGCGAATCCCGCACAGTCGTTCTTCCAAGGAACTTCGGTAGCTGATGGGTTAGCTGCTCTAGCTGAGAGCATGAGTGAAAGCGGTTTAAACACCAAGAACGCTGCGGCCTACGGATGGGTAAAAGCAAACTTAAGTGTAGAGTCAAACGAGTTTGTTGGTGAAGCCACTCGCACGTTAGCAGCAGTCAAGGGTAGGCCACTTACTGTAGCAGCAGCACTAAAAACTTCTGAGCCTATAACCCCAGATACTCTAGCTAAACTACAGGCCGGAGACTTACGTGGCGCGATCAACGACCTAACAAAAGTTAAAGAAGCGAGCGTAGCGAGCGTAGCTAAGGCTATCGAGAAAGGTCTGGGTAATACTAAAGTTGTCATGGCTAGCAATGTGGTCAACGAATCCGGTGAAGCGGTTGCAGGTTTGTACGACCCAAGAACTGATACCATCACGCTGAACCAAGACGTCACTCAGTCTAACCACATCCTACTGCATGAAGCTATGCACGCCGTGACTTCTCACGAGCTAACTAAGAACACTCCTGCTGCAACACAGATGCGTAACTTGTTTGCAGCCGTACAAGACGGGCTAGATACAGCCTATGGCGCTACTAATGTCGATGAGTTTGTAGCCGAAGCATTTAGTAACCCTGAGTTCCAGGCTAAGCTAGCGAGCATATCTGTTAAAGGGGATCGCATAACTCTTTGGGATAAGTTTACGAATATTATCGGTAACATCATGCGCCGATTCCGTGGACAGCCTAGCATTAAAGTTGAGTCCGCCAAGGACAAAGTAGACTCCCTTATCGCTGATCTTATCTCCCCTGCTCCTGAGTATCGCAATGCAACTATACTGCCATCGGCGACTATAAAAGGTACAAACGCAAAACTGGCTGATCAACTAGGTAAATTTGTTAACAACAAAGTATCACCGCAAGACGTAGCCGCCGTATCTGGGTACATGTCTCAAGCCTCTGTTGCCAGTAGGAAGCTCTGGCTATCCGCCCTACCTTTACCTGCTATAGCTAATGTCATAGAAGCAAAGATGCCTGCGCTTAGTCGCTTGACTAAAACTCTGGTTAACACAATACAGAACAAAGCAGGTATGAGGCAGAAAGAACTAAGCAAGGTAACTGATACCGCCTTAGAGTTAGAGCGGCTAGCCAAGGAGCTTACTAAGGAGCAAAGAACTGCGCTCGATGACGTGATAGGCGTTGCTACTACATCAAGAGTAGATCCAGACAAGCCTAGGTCGGTGTACGCGTTCAAGAATAATAGGAAAGGTGACAGCGCAAAGCAACTTATATGGGACAGGTCGCAGCCCGAGTGGATAGCCTTAGCACCGGAAGCTAAAAAAATGTATCGCATTATGCGTGACGCTTACGCTGAGCAATACACTAAGCTTAGAGAAACTTTTGAAGCGCGTATCGACGTGCTCGAGACTAACCCCGCAATTAGAAAGCAGATAAAAGATACGCTGTTGGAAAAAGTATTCGGTAAAGATGCAATCGACCCGTACTTCCCGCTCCATCGTAAGGGCAACTACTGGCTGTCTTACAATGCCCGCGTTGCGAACCCCTTTACTGGAGCGATAACTACTGAGCCGCACTACGAGGCGTTCGCTTCTATCCCTCAAAGAAATTTAGCTAGGCTAGAGTTAGGAAACAACGAGGAAGTAGTAGAGGGAACCTTCGAAGAGTTTGAGAAGGCAGCTAGAAACGGTAGTGGATCTAACCGCAGTGCGGATATCGGTACTACGTTTAAAGTACTGAACGAACTTAAAGCTGCGGGAATAGACCCAGATACAGAGCAGGTAGTACTAAACATGCTACTAGATGCGATGCCTGAACGCGCCTTAGCTAGCTCACTTCGTACACGTAAAGGAACCCCAGGCTTCGAAGCGGATGCCGTTAAAGTATTTAGAGAGCGGATGCCTAATATCGTGTCGCAAACTGTGAACCTACAGTATGAAACAGAACTGTCTGTTTTATCTGAGCAGGTAGCCGAAGCCAAAAACGTAGCAGCAAGCGCAGCCGTCAATGACAATGACAGGATGTACGTAAACCAAACGGCGGACCACCTACAAGAGTACATAGATTTTACTAAGAATCCACAGTTAGCTACGTGGAGTAAGGCACTTAAGTCTGTCGGCTTTGGTATGACATTGGGTTGGAACGTATCGTCTGTACTGGTTAACTGGACTAACATACCAGTAGTAGTTCTACCTTACCTAGGAGGTAAGTACGGGTACAAAGTGGCGAACTCGGCGCTATACAACGCACATAAACAATTCCTTAAAGCGCCAAAAAGTCGTGATTTAGAAGGGTTTAACGACGCTAACTACGGCAAACGTATAGAAGGACCGTCACTTTCTAACATAGACTTTAGTGATCCTAACTTGTCTCCAGAGTTAAAGAAGTATGAAGCTCTAGCTAATCTTCTAGACATGCGTGGGCAATCTAATACTACTATGATGTCGGAGGCGTTGGAGACAAGAGATCCTGTAGGGGGAGCGTGGAACCAGATCAACGCAACGATGGGTTACATATTCCACCAGGGCGAGCGCCTTAACCGCCAAGTAACTTCTATGGCTACGTTCGACTTAGAGCTACAAGCAATTGCTAAGAAGAAGTACAAGGGTGATGCAAGTAAGATAACTAAAGATGACCAGCAAGCTGCCGCGCAAGCAGCACTAGATACTACTGAGCTTACAAACAGTGGCGCGCTTACAGAAACTGCTCCTCGCTTAGCGCAAACTAATTGGGGTAGCGTGATAGCTATGTACAAGCGCTTCGGTGTATCGATGCTGTATCTACAGGCGCGCATGGCTAAACAATCTATCGACAACGCGCTGCCTATGGAGCTAGAACGTATAGCTACTGAAAAGCATAACGGCGATCAAACCAAGCTAACGGATGAAGACAAAGCAGAGGCTCAAGAAGCGGCTAACTTAACTAAGTCTATTGCCAAGAAACAAATTGCAGGGTTGTTCGCTAGCTCAGCAGTTATGGCAGGAGTACAAGGACTTCCCCTATACGGAGCAGTTGCATTCATTATGAACACTGTCTTCCTAGACGACGAAGACGAAGACTTCGATACTATAGCTGCTGGCTTCTTCGGTGAGGGTTTTTACTCCGGCGCTATAAACGCTACTATGGGGGTAGACGTAGCGCCACGTATTGGTATGACCAATCTAATATTCCGTAGTCTGCCTAACAAAGAGCAAGACAGTTTTATATTACAAGGTCTCGAACTGTTAGCTGGCCCTGTATACGGAGTTACGGCTAGAGCGTTTGATGGTATTGGACTTATAAACGAAGGGGAAACTAGACGTGGGATTGAAAAGATGCTGCCTAGTTTTGCTAGCAACATATCCAAGGGTTTCCGTTACAACGAAGAAGGTGTAACTACACTACGAGGCGACCCCATCGTAGAAGATGTAGGTGTAATGGGCGCAGCCGCACAGTTAATCGGCCTAGCTCCTGCTAGCTATACTCAGCAGATCGAAAGAAACTCAGTCGATAAACGTATCGACAGGAATATAAACTCGCGTCGCAGTAAGTTACTACGAAAGTATTATCTGGCTAAAAAGAACTTTGATTTTGATGAGGCAAGAGACGTAGAGAAAGACATGCGAGAGTTCAATAAAGAGCATCCAGAAGTAAGTATAGACGCCGATACAAAAGCGCGTTCTCTAAAGCAACACAAGCGAACTAGTGAGAAGATGAGAAAGTTCCGTGGGGTTTCGATATCGTCGAAAAGAGAAGACGCGGTACTGAAAGCTAGAAGAGACGCAGGAGGGTTCGATTAAAAATGCCCCCCAAACGGGGGGCTAAGTTCTCAACTAAGAGAATGATGAACTCGTAGCGTATCATATTACCCGCCAAATTCGTACTCCATACCTGCCGCCCTCTATCACAACTCGGTACTCTATCTGCTTGCTTTCTAGGTTAGCTGCTCTTCTTATTTGAGCCACAGCTTTGTAAGTATTGACGGCAGGTATAAATATAGAAGTGCCTGGGGTGAACCTTTCCCAGTCTATATCAAAGCGTAAACCGTCAGGGCTTACCTTACCGCCTCTATTTTGGTGGCTCATACAGAGACTCTAGGTTCTTAGGTATCGGTGTGCCGTCATACTCCTCTCCGTCTTCTGAATCAAATACTAAACTAAGTACGTAGGTACTACCTGCACCTTGTATGGGAGTACCTTTACCCAATTTAATACGCTCGTTTTTACCTCCGAGTAAAGCGATTATACCTCTAACTACCTCTGGGTAAGGTGCTCCTCTTTTCGCGCACCATTTTTTAAACGGAGTCGGTAGTAAGTACAGCCTACCAATGTCGAACTCGTACCGACCAACCCAAGAATAGAACGGTGTTTTGTCTGGCTCTATTAATACGTGCAATCCAGAACCGTCAGTTCTTCTAGCGTCATCAGTACTTTTAATACGTAAGATCGCACCCTGCTTCTCGTAGAAATATTCTTTAACTAGCTTCTCTACGTCTAAGTCTAACTGCTTATCCCACGCCATCATTCTCTTCATCTGCTGAACAGTCCAGTCAAGAAGCGCTTCAATGTCTATATCCCACAACCCACATCTCTTAGCAATTAAAGACCCACCTACTACACAGGCAGCTCCGGCAGACCAATTGCGGTTTTGATCTGTCATCCCAACGCGTCTAATTATTACGGCGCGTATCTTGAACAGCAACTTCTCTACGGCGTCGGTGTCTTTAAGTATCTTTTGCATAAGAACTTCACCTGCGTGCCCACAGTTCTTCTGGATACCTACGTTAAGGGCAAGTGTTTCTTCTTGAGGTATATCCAGTTTAATTAGCTCAGTCTCTATCAATCTTTGTAGCTCGCCTTTAGGGAGTTCTTTCTCGGCTGTCATAATCTCTACTAAACTTTTGTTGCCATTAGTAGACATGATAAGCGCCCAAGCTTCGCCAGTGTATCGTTCCTTGTTTTGTCCACCGCTAGTCATACGAGTCTTTTGTCTGCCGCTAGTTATAGCGTAGCAAATGTCGCTTATCTTTCCGGCGTCGAGATTAGTTATCTCGTCAATGTAGATCGGTAGATTTTTCATAGCCTCAGCACGATTCCATATACCGTTATCTGTAGATTGCCCGACCATAATATATTCTTCAGGCGAACCCCAAACCGAAGCCCCAACGATCATACCTGTAGACTTCCCATACCCTGAGTAGCTACTCATAACGTGGTTTATAAACCCGTTAGAGTTAGGCATAAACTTCATCAACGGAGAGCCGAACGCTGTCGCTACCATGAACTGATGTGGCTCCATGTCAGGACGTTCGTAAAACTTAACCGCCTCTTTCCAATCCTCTAGCGTTCCACGTTTTTGAAACATAGGCATGTACTTAGCAGTAAAGGCTGACGGCGGGTTCTCTTCCAAGTGATCGGCGAATATCTCCCGATCTCCTACGACAAAAGATCCGTAGTCTTTAGTCCAACCGAACTGAGTTTTAGCGTCTATTGGTGTTTTACTTATCTGAAGTTCTTTAATCCAAGCCTGTATATAATTCATTAGTATTTCCGGCCTCATTAAGTGAATATCGTTTTTACCCATCTCCTCTCTAAACTTTTCCTTAGAGGTAGTAGACGTGCCCTGTACTACAAACGTCACTATGCCTTCTAGCGTTGTATGATGTTTGAACTCAAAGCAGGGTCCGTCTACCGGATCGGTTATTCTCTTAGTTAAATAGAGATCTTTATCGTGTACTTCAATCTCGTCTATCTCCCCCTCCTTATTCCTTTTCCGCAGGAACACCCCACCATTGCCACCTCTGAAGTACGGTGCAGGGTAGGTAGGTATCTTATACTCGACAGTAGTAACCACCTCCGTCTCGTCAGCAAACAGACCTGAGTCCACAGGCACGGCGCTAGGTTGCAAGTTACCTAGGGGTATCTCGATTATGTTGTCTTCTTCTGTAGCTTCTCTGATCTCATACGACAGTTTAATAGGCGTGTTTATCTTGCCGCGCATAGGACAGCCTACGCAACCCGCAGGATTGTCCGCCTCAAACGTAGTGCATAGATGAGGAGAGTGAAGAGAGTCCGCTACCTTTTCTGTTTCGTGTGCCGAATAGTGTGCGTACCTGCTAGATACTATATGTATAGCCTCGGGTTCGTCACAGTGCTTGGCGATAGACAGTACGTGGGTCCAATCGTTATACGACAGCTCGTCAGGCTTTTTAATAGCCCGATCTATCTGCGCGCAGCCCTTACCAGCAGCAGTTTTAACCAGTATGTTGGTAAACTTTTTCTCTAAGTTACTGCTGAGTAAGTTCTTCGCGTTCTCTCGATCTTCCTTAGTGTACTGGCGCTCTTGCAGGGCTGGTACTAAACCTTCGTTAGGTAGTAGCTCCGACATCTGCTCTAGAGTAACTGTAGGATTTAGCTTACCCAGTATTCTCACACTACTAGGTGGCGTAGACTTAAAGTTACGCGTACCTGGCACGCGCAGTATTCTAGCCATGTCGGAAGTTACGGCGGGATCAACTTCGAATCCGTTCTCTACACAGGCCATCTTTAATCGGCTTGCTATAGGTAGCCACGCCTGCTTTGTACAAGGCTCAGCCAAAGCCCAGTACACGTGTAGCCCACGACCTGAATCAACAGTCAGTGTAGGTATAGGAAGGGATAGTTCCTTACAGAATCCCTGTAGCGCATGTATACCATGTGCCTTATCTGGATACGGCTTACCTTCCCCACAATCTATATCGAGAAAGAATGCTCGCATCTGACTGACGTTTTCAGCTTTCCTATTCGTATCTTCTACGAAAGTCCCTAAGCCAAAATACGCGTCATAGCCTTCATGATCAAAGTTTAGTGCCGAGTCATTTATTGAATCTATCGAACTATAGAATTTTTGAACGTGCTTACCGTCTTTTTTTCTTATAGCGTATATACAATAGAAACCATCATCACCTAGCACCGTACTCAGAAACTGCGTCGTGTTCATCATCACATCTCTTAGTACTTTATTGGAGGGTCAGGGGTTCCCTAGAGAACCCTAGCCCGTTTTTATTTTAGTGTAGGAGTGTAGCTGCTAGTCGTCCCACTCATCTAAGAGATTGGAAAGATCTTCATCTACTTTAGGCTTTGCAGCTTTCTTCTTAGATACCTTAACTGTAGGCTCTTCGATTACTTCTTCGGCTTTTGCCTTTGCTGGTGCAGCTACGGCCTCAACTGCGGCCTCAACTTCTGGGAACAGAGAAGGTAATGCAGCTACCTCTGGACCTGCGTCCTCAGACTTCTTACTTACCGTAAGCTCAAGCATCTTAGTTACTTCTGGAGATTTCTGAAGGTCGATAGCCGTTAGTAATTCTTCTTGCTCCAAAGGACGTGCCGGTTTAAAGCACAGTTTAGGAGTAGAAGCATCAGTATCAAACCGAACCTCAGTAAGCACCGACGCTACAGGAGCCTTGTGGCTGTCTAGCAATCGAGCATAAGCCTGCATTGCCATCTTGTCTTGCTCACCACCGAACACGCTAGTAGCAGGTAAAGACAGCAGGTACACGTCTTTAGATACTAAGTTACCCTCATCATCGGCTAACAATAGCGCCACCCGTTGCTGAAACCTACATGCCTTGCTCTCGCCTTGCCCAGAACCTTTTATATTCTGAGGGCAATCCCCACACTTACTAGCCTGCCGACCACTAACATCAACAGAATCGGAGGCACGGCCTGTATTAGTATCTGCCGACCAACACTTAGGAGGACTAGAATCGCCCGCTACGTACTGACCTTCGTAGTACATTCTAGAAATTGGTGCCGCCTTTACAATAACCGCCTTAAGCGTTCGGCTCTGTAGCTCCGCTACTTCTTTACCATTTACAATCTTGCGGAATACACCACCACGGATACTTAACCTATGGTTGTTAGCGTACTCCCCACCCGTAAGGTTTTTCTCGGGTTGTAACTGAGCTAAAAGCTCTCGGTACTCGGCGGGCATATTTTCAAACAATTGTATATCGCTCATCATCTACTCCTAAAAGTCTTCGTTTTCATCGAGGTCTAGTTCTGCTTCTAGACTCAGTTCTTTGGGCGCGCTGGTGTGCTCGTAGGTAAGATCAGACACTTCTTCTTGAGCCGTACCAGTGACTTCGTCTGCATGGTATTCTCCTGCGGGTGGTGCTATTACATGTTTCCCCTTGTGTAACGCCTCGATAACTTGGGGGACATTAAACCTGTAGGTGTTAGCTACTTTTATGTAGGTACTCTTAGGTATAAAACCTTGGCGCACCCACGTCCTAATAGTATTTACCTTAACTGACAAGGTGTCTGCTAAGGCGTCAATCGGTAGATAGTATTTAGTATCGCTCACTTTTTTCCTCTCCTTACTGTTACTGTGAACTCTCGATCTGTATTGAGTCCGGGTGGATGTAGATCAGGGTTCTCTTCTAAGAACTGCTTCATGTTGCCTTGGTGTAGGCGCTTCTCCATGAGGTCTACTGCTTCATTTTCTAAGATAAACTTGTTCATGGATTCCCAATCACTAGTCCAGTACTTAGACTTCACAGACCTATAGAACGAGCCTGACTCTGTTTTACCGGACTCAAGTCCAGTTTCTTTACAATGTTCTAGCAGTGCAGCCTTTATCTTATCCAGCTTCACGACCAGCCCTTCCTCTTGCTCTTTTAACTCCTTGACTACCTCAACCCTCTTGTCCCGTATCTTTACGTAGACCGCAATAAGCTTATCTAGATGGGCTTGGTCTTTTATAGTGTTACTCATATCATCATCCTCTACACTAGTTTTTAGTTTTGTATAGCAAAGTGTAGTGTATTGTAGTTACTTTTAGTTATCAAGCACATCTTGATATAAATCTATCATCTTTGTATGCACGCTTATCTTTTGGTCTAACAGGTTGTAGACACGCTGCTCTACGGCTGAGCCTTGAAGCTGCACTACTGTGCACGGATGATTCTGACCTGATCGATGTACGCGCGCGTTGGCTTGAGCGTACGTTTCTAACGACGGTACTGGCCCCCACCAAACGATGGTGTTAGCGGCGGTTAATGTCACGCCATGTGCCGCTGCTTGCGGTTGTATAATAAGCACCCTAGGTTCTGGAGTGGTCTGGAACCTGGAGAAGATGGCGGTGCGTTTACTGGCCGATACACTACCGTTAATTATCTCGCTCGAGATACCATCACGTGTCAGTTTTTCTGAGAGTATTCCTATGACGTGCTTAAACGGCACGAAGATAAGAACTTTCTGGCTTGACTCAGCGATGACCTCGGATAGTACTTTGTATCTATTCTTTACGTCAAACTCTACTGTCTCTCCGCTATCTGAATACACTGCACCGCAAGATATTTGTAGTAACTTGTTCATGGCTACCGCTGCATTAGCCGCGCTGATCTCTTCACCTGCGGCAACCGCAAGCATCTGAGTTTTAAGTATTTTGTAATATTTCTTTTGCTGTGGGGTTAGTTCGACCTCACGTTTTACGTAAGTCATCTCTGGTAGATCGAGGCATTGTTCTTTAGTAAACCGTATCGCGGGCTGTAACGCGTCATATACGGTAGTGGTAGCAGTTTCTTTAGGTACCCACTTAAACTGGGTAACCTTTCGCATGACCATCTCTCTGAAGGCTCCGGCAAACCTAGGCACTGCCTTCGGGTTGATGAGCTTGGCTAACCCGTAGGCATCTACCGGAGACTGCGCCGCAGGTGTACCAGTCATCATCCATAGCCAAGTGTTTGGTTTTATTAGAGAGTTTAAAATCTTCCATCGTTTAGACTGAGTATTTTTATAGTGAGTGGCCTCGTCCGCAATGATCAGGTCGAATCCTCCCTCGGCTATAACGTCCCGTACTATTTCTACCCCGTCGTAGTTTATAATTATGTACTCTGCATCACCTTTAATAATCGTCTCTCGCTTAGCTTTAGCACCGTAAGCAATGTCTACCTTACGATGCATAGCGAAAGAGAATAAGTCCGCGCGCCATGCCGAATCCATAATCGACAACGGGCATATTATAAGTACTCGCTTTATAATTTTCTGCTCTATAAGAAAATCGGATGCCCAGATAGAACTTGCAGTCTTGCCCGTGCCTTGCTCGTTAAAACAAAATGAGCGTTGATTCATAGTTAGGAACGCAGAAGTTGTCTTCTGATGATCGAAAGGTTTAAATCTACCAGGCCATGCGTAACGACCCAGTATGGGGGAAGGGACGTTCTTTAACCCAAGATTTTTAAGGACTCGTGCTTCTTCCAACCCCCACTTAACCAACACTTTACCGTCGCCCAAGTACCTGCTATTGGGTATGGCTGTGGTTATCTGAGTAGGGTTACGCACTTTTAACTCCAGCGCTTTGTTGTCAACTACCTTCATCACTTTCTCCAGGGGTCAAGAAACGGAGCGAAACCATTGTCGGCTCCCCTCTGAATACTTTTTCTTGTGTCTTATAACTTCTTAACTACTTTGTTTCTTCGTGACGGGGGTTTCGCCCATCATCTTTTTCCGTTGTGCGCGCACTCTACAACCACGCAATGTGCCTTACATAAGCCTGTCGGCCTAGGGTTCCAGACATCTACTTCGTAAGCCTTAGCCATCTTAGCGTAGTCAGTCAACCACTTGGTCCACAACGCTGACTCTTGGTCTATCGTGTACGTGTCTTTAATAAACGCATTACAAACTACGAACAATAAACCGCCTTGGATAGTCTTAACCTCTGGGAAGTGCTTGAACATAGCTAACGCCATGAGTTCTAGCTGCCCCTTATCTGCATACTTAGCAGACTTACCAGTTTTATAATCTATTACCCTAGCAGTACCGGCTTCTCTATCTAAAATTGCAAGGTCAACAACCCCTCGCCACCATACGTTCTTGTCGAAGAAACCACACGGGGTCAGATCTTTAGTCAACCCCATCTTGTACTCGCAAAGCTTCTCACCTTCCATGTTCTTTAGCTTATCAAGAACACCCTTGGCGTAATCAAATCTTGGCTCGAGTTCCGTATCATCTCGAATATAAACTTCTGCTGCGGTATGGAACTCATTACCGTACAGGATAGCGTCCGTCTTAAAGTTCTCTTCGTAATCTTTAGCTACTTTTAAGTGGTAGTATTTCTTGGGGCATTGGTCGAAAGACTTTATGCTACTAAACGACCACGCAAAGTCCGGCTTCGCTAGGGCTTCTCCCATGCTATACAATCTCCGTAGTTCTTACCGACTTGCACATCACCTTCTACGGGCAAGCCTTTAGCCCACTCGGGCGTCCAACGCATACACTCAGCCACGTAAGTAGCCGCCTCGTGTAGTTCAGCGTCTGCCACACAGCATACCACAGAGTCATGTACGGTAAGAAGTACACGGTATTTCTTGGAAATTCGTAGCATCTGTTCAGCCATAACACAGCGAGCTATCGCCTGACATACGTTCTCTACAACTTTACCGCCGTAGATACGGACATCACCTCGGCGCGTCTTGTAAGAATACTCTAGCCCTTTCTCACCTTCACTGGACGCTAACTCGTCATAGCGCATCATTAGACCACTCGGTATTTTTATTCCGTTCTCTGCCGGATATACCTCTAGGACACCGCTACGTCCGAGGGCGTACGACTGATCCTGAGTCATGCCTTCTAGGGCTACTTGGCACTCCCGCCACAGCTTAATGATCTGCCCGTTAGTCTTCCTGTATATCTTAATAATACGTGCAGCTTCCTCTGGCTCTATGTCCACACCAAATGTTTTCAGTTGATCTTTAAACCGAACTGCACCCATGCCGTAGCCACAGCCTAGGATCGTAGTCTTACCAATGAATCGTTGATGTGCGGTGATCTCTTCTTCTTTCTTACCGTAGATAGACGCTGCCATCTTCTTGTACACGTCCTTGCCTTCGGTAAACGCGGTGATCAAATCGTCCTGGCGAGACAGCCATGCCAACACGCGCGCTTCAATCTGTGCAGAGTCAGCTTCTACTACAGAGTACCCGTCAGGGGCGCAAATAGCTGATTTCAGTACCTTGGCATTCGGCCCCCTAGATGGTAGGTTTTGTAGGTTTATCTTGTCGTACCCACCCCACCGCCCTGTGTGAGCAGCGTAATACTTGATAGGTACAGGCATAGTGCCGCGCTTACCTATGCCGATGAACCGCAAGGTGCGGGTCTCTTCTAGCGTACTCTTCAACCCAATGCGTGCAGCAACCAGTGCTTGAACTTTAGGATCTTCGTGCTCCTGTAGGGCCTTGAACCCCTCGTCACTCTTAGCAAATGCGAACGCTTCCTTGCCAGTACGTGCACTCGTCTTCATAGGCGGGGTAACACCCAGTGTTTCTAGTGCCAAAGCAAACTTGGGGTTAGACATCAGCTCATCTTTAGCTATGCCTGCCTCCTCTAGTAAGTCTTCCTTCTGGTCTTTGAGAACATCCAAGTGCCGCTTTAGTTTCGGTAGATCGAGTTCTAGTACAGGATCAATGAACATACGGAGGGTGAGATCTATGGTCTTCAGCTCCACTACAGGGAAAGACTTCTCGAATTTCTTATACAGCTTAAAGGTAAGATCGGTATCGTTAACGCAGTAGTCCCCGTAGCTCGACAACTCTTGTTCGGTAAAGTCTAAACGCCGCTTACCCACCGCGTCTAATACCTCTGTACCTTTCTCACCTAAGTTATATTTCTCTGCCAGGAACGCCAACGACCCACCCACCTCAACGCCATGCAAAGCGCGAGCCATGCAAAGCGTATCAAGCCATACCCTAGGGTGAATATCGAACAGCCAACTAAGAATAGCGCCATCAAACAAAGTGTTATGAGCCAGTACAGCAGAGCTTCCCCAATCGTAGTTAGCGTGTAGGTATTTCTTGAGTGCATCGTGCGCTCCACTTAACCATACTGTGGCGTCGTCGTTTACTTTTACTGATAGCCCTATCACTTCAAACTGTTCGTGCCGTATGTACTCTTCAGTCGTCAGCTTACGCAGAGAGAACTGCTTATCGTAATAGGTTTCAAAGTCTAGCGTTATTATGTCCACACTATACC